GGTGTGTTCCATATCCCCGACAGCATGATGACCGGGAATATCACGAACATGAACGACATAATCGGTTCCTTCCTCACATTTGGAGCGGATCCGTATGCGGACATGATCGCCGAAGGGCTCAACAAGCGTGCCGGTGCTAAGAATTACACAGCCGGGAACTTCTATCAGGTGGACACGAGCGGGATTCTTCACCGCGATATCTTCAATCTGGCATCTAATGTGTCCGCAATTATTGGATCGGGTGTCAAGTGCATCGATGAGGTCCGTGAGGCGCTGGGTGATGCCCCGCTCAACACGGAGTGGTCGAGGAAGCACTTTATCACTAAGAATTTTGAGGAAATCGAAAGATTTCTAACATCGACGGAAGGAGGTGAATGATATGAAAAGGCAGAAGTTTTACCAGATTACGGTCGATTCCAAGAACCGTGAAGCTGAGATCATCATTTATGGCGATATCACGAGCTACGCGACAGACCTTGAGAGGTGGTACGGAGATGATGAGAACATTGCCGAAGTGTCTTCCAGGCAGATCATCAAGGAGATCAATGCCCTGGACGTGGACACGATCAATGTGTACATCAATTCGTATGGCGGCGAAGTGGCGGAAGCCCTCGCGATCTACTCTGCTCTGAAGCGTCATTCGGCATCGGTGCACACCTATTGTGATGGATTTGCCTGTTCAGCGGCCACCATCATCTTCTGTGCAGGAGATGTCCGGACGATGGGGAGCATAGCGCTCATGATGATCCATAACTGCATGAGTTATGTGGGATATGCCAACAGCAGCGAGATGAGGAAGGCAGCTGAGGACAACGACAAGATCAATCAGTCCAGTATTGAGGCTTACAAGCTTGTGTCCAACCTGTCTGAGGAAGAAATCAGACAGATGATGGATAATGCCACATGGATGACGGCCGAGGAGTGCCTGCAGTATGGATTCGCGACCGACATTGCGGAACAGGAAGAGGACGACACTGGCGCACAGCAGTCGGCCATGCCCCTGATCCGTGAAGCCATACTGAAGGGACAGCTCGCAACAATCGACATGAGCCCTGTCCTGCAGAGCATCGAAGAGCTGAAGGAACATCTCGTGGCAATCGACATGAGCTCTGTCCTGCAGCAGATCACGGAGCTGAAGGAACAGATGGCAACTCAGCCGGAAGATGGAAATCCGGAAACAAGGAACACGATGGAAAAAGCAAAGATATTTTTTGGCCTTATGGCTAAGGAGGAGAACTAAATGCTTAAAGGAAATTCTATGATCAAGGACGCGGCAGCGGCTCTGCAGGCCGCATTCGCCACGGAAAACGCAACTCCGGAGATTATTCAGGCGGCTTTTGACAAGTTCGGCGAGGCTATTGCGGCCACGGTGCAGGCGGATTATGAATCCGCGAACGGAGACAAGGCGATTCTTGCGCAGAGAGGCTTCAGACAGCTGACTGCGGAAGAGACAAAGTATTATCAGGGAATCATCGATGCAGGAAAGACCAAGAATCCGGTGCAGACATATGCCGGGCTGCTGGATAACAAGGTCATGCCGACAACGATCATCGAGGATGTCTATCATGACCTTGTACAGGAGCATCCGCTCCTTGCAAAGATCAACTTCCAGTCTGTGGCATACATGACCAGATGGATCCTGAATGACCATACCGTACAGACTGCTGTATGGGGAGATGTCAACGCTCAGATCACGCAGCAGATCCAGTCAGCATTCCAGACAGTGGAGATCACGCAGTGCAAACTGTCTGCTTATGCGGCAATCGAGAAGGACATGCTTGACCTCGGTCCGGTGTTCCTTGACAACTACATCCGCACATTCCTCAAGGAGGCTCTTGCGACTGCCCTTGAGAATTCGATCGTAGCCGGCACTGGACATTCGCAGCCGATCGGCCTTGACAGGGACATCCACCGCGGTGTATCCGTCAATTCTTCCACGGGCTATCCGCAGAAGACAGCCGTCGCGCTCACGTCCTTCATGCCGAAGGAGTATGGTGCAGTGCTGGCACAGCTGGCAGAGACAGAGGTCTACTACACGCAGGACAGCACGGGTAATGTCGTACCGAAGAACAGCACAAGCGCGAACAGCGACGGCTCGGCGAAGTCCGGCTACACGAAGCACGGCGGAAATATGAGATCCTTTGACCAGGTCACACTGATCTGCAATCAGAAGGACTACCTCAGCAAGGTCATGCCGGCGACAACGGTCCTGAACGCTGCAGGATCTTTCACGAATAACATCTTCCCGTTCCCGACGGAAGTCATCCACAGCAACGCGGTCGAGACTGGCAAGGCTATCCTCTGCCTCCCGGAAGAGTATTTCTTCGGCATCGGCACGAGCAAGGAAGGCACTCTGGAGTTCTCCGATGAGTACAGATTCCTTGAGGACCAGCGCGTCTTCAAGATCAAGATGCACGGAATGGGCAAGGCCTGGGACAATACGGTCGCCATCCTGCTTGACATCTCGAACCTCGAGGAGGCCTATGTCTACATCAAGGCTGCGGAGATTGAAGCTACGCTGACACAGAGTTCGGAGAGTTCAGAGAGTTCAGAACACTGATGAGAGGAGTGAGCGGTCATGATGGACATAAATAATCTTCCTCAGGACATGGTGGACAGGGTGCATCGCCATCTGAACATCACATGGACTGATGAAGACACAGAGGACAGATTGATCGACATGATGCTCGACGCAGAGATAACACTCAACCATAAGCTGGGAGCTGAGATAGACTATCTCAGCCCCGGCCAGGAGAGGCGGCTGTATCTGAACTATATGCTGTATGCCTGGAACGACTGCCTGAATGAGTTCGACGAGGCTTATCGTGCCGAGATCCTGCAGATCAGGCACAAGTACGAAGTCAAGGGGGCTGCTTATGATCCCTATGAAGAGTAGATTCTCGACATTCAATGATGGCTTCCTCAGGATCTGTGAGCCGGTGAACTCCGTCAGCGACTTTGGTGCTGTGAGGAACACGACAGACGAGGCCGGACTTAATAAACTTGGGAAGCTGGCATTTAAAGAGATGTCTAAGCGTGACCAGGACATGGACTTCGCGGAGAGCCAGGGACGGACACTGAGCCTGAAGGTCAAATGCAGGCTGAAGGCAGAGGTGACAAAGATGCACCTTGTCCTGATAGAAAAGACCTTATACAGTATCATCCATATGGATGAGGACCGCGCACATCAGGAGATGTATCTGTATCTTGAGGAAGTGAGGAAATTGCCATGAGCGTACTGAACAGGATCCGGGATACGCTGGAATCACTGAAGGATGACAATGCCGTGCCGATGGAAGGCGTCTACTACGGAGCATGCCAGGAGAAAGAGCTGGACAAATGGAATTACTTCGTGTTCAACAGGTGGAAGACGACGAAAAACAACCAGTCCAGAACTGATTTCCAGACTCTCTATCAGGTGCACATAGTCCATGAGGACTATATCCCGGAAGGATACGTGCAGCAGGTGATCAGCGCTCTTGAAGCACAGGCGGATGCCGGCACAAAGTTAAAAGCGACCACGGATGACATCCCCTACAACTACACGTTCAAGGGCAACACAAATATGGTGGTCGAGATCGCGACCATCACGGTCTTCCACCCGGAGAAGAGGTGCTGAAATGGCATCCTTCACGATGGACTACTCGGAAGCGGAGGCGCTGACCTCCGCAATGGAACAGTATGGGACGGGAGCGCTCAGGGAGATCAATGATGTGCTGCACGGCGAGGGCGGCCAGAAGATCAAGGAGAACATCCAGCGGCTCATCCCCGCATCAGGAAGGACCTGGAGAGGAAAGAAGGCTCCCGCCAGCGCGGCGGATGCGCTGCAGCAGGTGAACAATGAGACCCTGGCCGTGACGATAAGATCACGTCCGGCATATAACTATCTGTATTTCCCGGACGACGGATCGAACACGCTGCGCCATGCCGGCGGTCAGCATTTCTTCCAGTCAGGGGCAGAGGAATCCGCTGATCAGATCATAGATCTCTGCGTCAGCAAGTTAATTGAGAATTTTTAGGAGGTAATTATGAGTTTTTCGTCCAGTGACGTATATTCATACTTCGAATGTGACCAGCTGGCCATCAAGGTGAGCGGTGACGATGCTTACACGAGAGACGACTGCATCGGGTCGATCGAGGTGGAGCGTGAGACAAAAACAGTAACAAAGAGCTGCAGGGGCGTGGTCAAGAAGCGCAAGACAAAGCCGACAGGCAACGGAACGATCACGCTGAAGATGCATGTCAAGCTGGATCTGTACAGAAAGCTCAATGCGATGACCAATTCAGGCCTGCAGCCTGGCGTCTATGCATTTGACAATACTGTGGCCATGCCGGAGGCATCGATCACGGCCAGAGTAAAAGATGAGGATGACAATATCATGTTCCTTGGGTATCCCAGGGTAAAGGTAGAGGAGATCAACTCTCTTTCTATCGAGAACGGAGCTGAGGAAGTGGCAGAAGTGGAAATGAAACTGTCATACATGCCGGATGACTACAATAAGGGCGAGTATCAGGCCCTTGCGGTCGAGCTCACCGGCCAGGCGCTCACCAGCGAGAACTGGATGACGGCATTCAGCTCGACAGTCGCACAGGCCACATCGACACAGTCGCAGTCGAGCACTCCGTAAAAAAATGATCTTGGTAGGATGTCTGCTTGACGCAGGCATCCTTTTTGCTGTGGAGGGAATATGAGATTCTACGAAATAAGCATGGATGACCGCGATCCGGTCAAGCTTACGCTCAACCTTGGAGCGCTGGCGGACCTGTCTCAGTCTGAGCATGATCTGTGGCTGCGCTACAACGCGCTTTACAAGAAGATGCAGAAGAATGAAGCCGTGAACGAACTCGAGATGGGCGAGATGATGTATATCGCCTATCGCTGCGCGGCCCTGCATTCCGATGAAAAGCCGATGGAGATGCAGGAGTTCCTGACGTCGCTCACGGATGACCGCGAGGAGATCGCGGAAGTGTTCCAGAAGCTCTACGGGGTACAGGAAAAAAAACAGGCTTTCCCGAGGCCTTCCGGAAAGCGACGAAACAGATAAATAGCCATGCGATCAGGCCGCCGGACTTCTCACTGGACGAGATCGAGGACTATTACACATATTATGTTTTGATCCTTAACATTCCTGATCATGTCTTCTGGGAGCGTGACCTCCGATTCCTTGACCGGATCGCAGAGGATAAGGTGGCCTATGATTCATGGCTCAGATACGCCATAAGGAAGGAGGAAGAGCGTAGGCGTGGCAAGTAATAATGAGGCTAAAATAAAATTTACAGCTGAGACTTCGGATTTCACGCAGGCAATTAAAGATGCCAATCAGGAGATGTCGCAGCTGAAGGCTGAGATGCGGCTGGCCGACGCGACCTTCAAGAACACTGGCGACTCCGCCGAGTACCAGCAGAACAAGCTGGAGCTCCTGCAGGCAGCGCTGGAAGCCAACCATGACAAGCAGGAAGCGCTGACTGCCAAACTGGAAGCCGCAAAAGAGATCTATGGCGAAGACTCCAGGGAAGTTGCCACCCTGGAAAAACAGCTGACCAACGCCAAGACGGAAGAACAGAACCTGCTCAACCAGGTCAATGAGACCAATGGCGGACTGGATGAGCAGAAAGATTCTGCAGAAGGTGCCGGGACTGCCGTGGATGACATGGCCAGCATCCTGGTCAATGCGGAGATAGCCGGAAAGTTCAAGGAGATCGCTGAGGCCGCCCTCGAGATGGCTCAGAATTTCGACGAGGCCAGGGCTGCCGTAGTTGAAGGGACAGGAGCATCCGGGGAGAGTCTGGAAGGACTGGAACAGGCCGCGCAGGCCGCGTTCGGACAGATCGCGGACGCTGACACAGATCTGCAGACTGTCGCCGGCACGCTTGCGGAACTTAATACGAGATTTGGAGTGACCGGGACTGAGGCCACTGATCTGACAGTAAAAATGTCAGAATTTGCCAAGGCGACAGGGACGGACGGCACAAAGGCCGTGGATGCCATGGCCGACATCATGCACCGGTGGGGGCTGGATCTGAGCGATACGGACAGCCTCCTCGACGACCTGACGACAGCCAACCAGTCCTGCCAGCTGTCCGTGGATGACCTGACCGGCTACCTGGCAGGGAACTCCACGCAATTCCAGGAACTTGGCTACAGCACGGAAGAGGCGCTGGCAATGCTGATCAGTCTCTCTGACGGCGGCGCGGATGTCGGATCTGTTATGTCCGGCCTCACAAAAGGCGTGGCTAATCTTTCCAGTGAGACGGATGACGTGCCCGGGGCCTTCCGGGCGGCGGTCGATGCGATCGGCGAGTGCGGGAGCGTGTCGGAAGCCCTGCA